GAAAAAGTTAGGCTAATTCAGGGCGACCCAAGTCCTGAATATTTTAAAAAAGAAAACATCACTAAGTGGGACACTATTGGTGTGTTATCGTATATGGGGAGACAAGTTATTGATTCATTAAACAAACTTAGAGTTAGTGAAGGATTATCCGTGATTACTAATGATGATGAGTTTGCCGAAGATGAATACGGTTATGCTGAAGAAAGTATCTTTGATTTTTACGGTAGAAGACAAACACCTTTGATGGTAACCGACATCTATTATGATACGGGTGAATGTACTTGTGTTAATGACATTATTGCCGAAATAACATCACATAAAGATATTATGAAACGAGTATTATCTAAACGAAATAAAGTGTTAAATGTTTGTGTTCTTTTAGATAAAAAAACAAATGAGTTTAACATATACATCCAAGTAAAAAGATTATTCACTTTAAGTTATTTCATAGGTAATTAGTATGAAGAAAAAAAGATTTAAGATTGATATCCCTGAAAAAATAATCGGAATGTCATTTAACAACGCTAAAGTTTATTGTTTATCTGAAGGTTATAGATTATATTTACCAGAAGATAACACGGGTGATTTAAATATCACTTATATTATAACGGTTAAAGAAACTGACAGTGATGGTAAAATTTTAAAAGCGAATTACGGAATATGAAGAAAAAGATTGTGGTATTCACAGGTGCTGGTGTCTCAAGGGAGAGTGGTGTCCTAACATTCCGAGATAGTGTTGATGGATTGTGGGAAAATCATAATATTGACGATGTTTGTACTCCTTCAGGTTGGAAGAAAGACCGTGAGAAAGTATTGAACTTTTATAACGATAGACGTAGACAATTACCAACAGTTGAACCAAACTCAGCACATACTGATTTGGTTAAATTAGAGGACAAATATGACGTAACAATCGTTACCCAAAATGTTGACGACCTACATGAAAGAGCGGGTTCATCAAAGATATTACATTTACACGGTGAGTTGACTAAGGCTCGTGGGTCTTTATCTACTAATCAAGATACCATTCGTGATATTGGATATGGTGATATTAATATTGGGGATAAGTGTAAATACGGTTCACAAGTAAGACCCCACATTGTTTGGTTTGAAGAAATGCCGTTCAACGTTGAGGAAAGTTACGACGCAATTATTGATACGGATGTCTTAATTATAATCGGAACTAGTTTGATGATTGGTTATACTTTGAATTTATTATCAAGTGTTAGTGATGATTGTAAAATATATTACATTGACCCCCAACCAAGTAGATACTTAGACAAGTATGGTAAAAATGTTACTTACATTGAGAAACCAGCAACAGAGGGGGTGATGTCAGTTGTTAATGAATTAATGAATGAATAATGGGAGAAAAGTTACCTGATAGTTATGTTCCTGATAGAAGTCTAAAAACATATCCGACTGAAATTGGTTCACAATCATTTGAACCTGATAATATTGAATTATTTAAGTTAGATAAAACTCAAAACTTAAAACATCATTATGTTACGAAGTTTGAAGAAATTAAATCTGAATATGAAAAATTAATGAATGAGATTCAGGTAAATGAACGGGTTTATAAATCAAAATATAACTTCATACCTGTTGTCGGTTATCATTATTATCTTTATATTGATGGTGATAAAGAATTCCTTTCAATTATCACACCTGATGAGTGGGGTAATAAATTTGGATTCATTGGGAAGTATGTCTTACAGTCAGATGGTAGATGGTTAGAAATTAAATAATTTGAAATATGAAAAGAAACATACCTGATATGAGCAACCAATTGTTGTTCTATATGGATAAGTGGGGTGAAAAAGGAAACAAGTCTGACCGAACTCCTGAAAAGTATGAGGAAACTATGATTAATCTTGAGAAGAAGATTGAGAAGGATATGATTGGGGTTTTATCTAAAATGGGGGTTAATGCTAGTGTTAAGTCTGACAGATATTCATTACCATTTCAGGACCAAATTAAAACGACACAACATGGTGAATCGTATTTGAATGGTGCGTTCGAATCAATTAAATTATATCGTGCGGTACTACATAAAATGGTTGACCTGAATGTTTATAAAGTTAGATTTTATATCTTTGCTGAGGTTGAAGATTCATTCCCGATGGGTAAAGTAAATTACTACTTCAACTATTATATTCATTAAAATGAGTGTTGCGATAATTAAATCGAAAAAGGTTGAAAAACATAATGATGTTTTCATACTTCACGTTGGTTTTAAACACTATGATTTAGGTGTTCAAATTCATAGTTGGGGTGTTAGATTTATGTTTATTTGGTGGCATGTTTGCATACATTTAAAATGAATGAAGAAATTAATATTAAAGTTTTCGTTATGGTTATATTATAAATTACCTAAACGTAAAAGAAAAAGTGTGTGGGATTTATGAATATACCTGAAAATGAAAGAACGTTTAATGATATCTATGATGAAATTGTTAATGATTTAAAAGGTAATCTAACCTCAGATGAATACAAAGAATTAATAACCCTTGAATACGTTCTTACTTGGGGATATAACGAACCAAGTGATTCCAAAAGATATGACGAATTAAGAAATAAAAAATATGAACTCATTAGATAAACAATACACAGATTTACTTCAAACCATATTAGATTATGGGGTTGGAAAGAAAGATAGAACAGGTACGGGAACTAAATCTATCTTTGGTTATACCATTCGTCATAATATGAAGGACGGATTTCCTTTGCTCACGACAAAACGAATGCCGTTCCGTCTCATAGCAACAGAGTTAATTTGGTTCCTTCGTGGTGATACAAACATTAAATTCCTGGTTGATAATGATTGTCATATTTGGGATGGTGATGCGTATAAAAAATATTCAAACCATTTTATCGGATATGAAGATGTGCCAAATAAAGAATGGTTTATTGAAAGAATAAAAACAGATGATGAGTTTGCTAACAAGTGGGGTGAGTTAGGTCCAATTTATGGTAAGCAATGGAGAAGATGGACTAAAAAGAAAATGTATTTATCTACGGATGGTTCATATGAAAAAATCTTTGATGAAATGGACCAAACAGTTATTGACCAAATCGCTATCTTAATCAACGACCTTAAAACAAATCCAGACTCAAGACGATTAATGGTTAATGCGTGGAATGTTGGAGAATTGGATTCAATGGTACTTCCACCTTGTCATTATGGATTTCAAGTTTATACAAGAGAGTTGAGTGAGAAAGAAAGGCATAATCTTTTAAAAAAATACAAAGGGTTATTATGTTATGATGGTATAGGAAATGTTATGGAATACTATGATTCTATTAATATCCCTAAACGAGCAATCTCATTAATGTGGAATCAACGTTCAGTAGATACATTTTTAGGTTTACCATTTAACATCGCATCTTATGGATTGTTATTGGAAATCATTGCTAAAACAGTTAATATGGTTCCTGATGAATTGATTGGAAACTTGGGTGATACTCATCTATATTCAAATCATATTGAACAAGCAAAAGAACAAATTGGTAGAGAATTACGAGTTGATGAAAGAGTTTGTATGTGTTATGAAAACCCCAAATTAGATTTGTCTAAGATACAGGAAGGAATGAGTGATGAAGAATTCACAAAAGTTTGTGATGAATTTAATATTCCGACAAGAACGAGAACACCATTTGAATTACCGACATTAGTAATATCTAATCAAGTTAATTTTAATGAAGGGATTGATGAGTTTTTAAATAGTTGTTTAATCACTGATTTTGTTATTAAGAATTACCAATCACACGGAACTATCAAAGCTCCATTATCAAATTAAAAAATGAAACAGATTTACATAATAGCGAAAGAATTTAAGTATCCGTTACTATTGATTTATACGTATATGTTTATCGCACAACTTTTATTTTTACTTGAGCCTTTTGTGTTGGGTAAAATGATTGATGGTCTGTTAAAAAATGATTATAATTGGTTATATTGTTTCTTAGGTATTATGGTATTTGAAAATTACTTTATTTACCGAAGAATGGTTTACGATACTAAGGTGTATACAACAATTTATAATAGTGTTGTTCTTAAATTTTTGAAAAACTCAAAGGATTCCGATAATTCAACAAAAATTGCCAGAACTGAGTTGACCAATAATTTGATTAATTTTTTAGAGAATGATATTCATTACTATATAATGGCGATAATAACATTGGTGGGGTCATTAATCTTTATATTTTTAGAACACCCAATGACAGGTTTTGTGTCAATGGCTTGTGTAATACCAATATCATTTATTGTGTACCATTTTTATAAAAAAATATCACAAAGTACTCGTGTTAACCATACACACTACGAGGATAAAATAAGTATAATTACCGAAGGGGATGATGATAAGATTGAATCTTTCTTTAACAGACGAAGAAAGATAATGATTTATGGTTCAACATTACAAGGTAAAAATTGGGTTTCATTGATTGGAACAAGAGTTAGTTTTTTAGTGTTGGCATTAATCGTGTTTACACATAATAACACAAATTTATCTCAAGGGGATTCAATTGCAATGTATGCGTACATTAATCAATTCTTATTTTCCTTAATGTCAATACCTGTTGGGGTTGAAACATTCACAAGAATTAAAGACGTATTAAACAGAATAAATTAAAAAAAATTAACACCCCAATGTAAAAGTTGGGGTTTTTTGTTTATATTTGTAAAAACGATAAGAGTTATGGAAAGATTTTCAATGAGAGAAGTGTTAAAGGAGAAATACGGTGAACCTGAGAAAAACACTAAAACCGCTAAGTCAACTAAAAAGGTTGAGAAGAAAGATGGTGGTAAGTACGTTACTAAAATTGTTGATGGTGTTAAATACATGGTTTTAAAATAAAAGATATGAATATAGTAAGTAAAACATTAATGGTGAATATCGAGAATGATATCACATTACATAATGGGTCAATTACAATGACTGTAGTACATCAAGTGCACGTATATGAATTAGGTGATGAGATTGATGTTGATGTTGAATTAATAGATTTTGATAACGTTGTTTTCTTAGGTATAAGTATTGGATATACAACATTAAGAGAGACCTTGGAAAATGTTGGTATTGAGTTTCAATCAATGGTGAATGAAGCGTCTAATGATTTAATAAGTGACCAAGACATTGAGTATTTAAAAACATTATATATCAAATAAGGTATGCAAAAAAGAGCGGTAAGTGGTGTTGTGTTTGAGAATTCATTTATTGGTGATGGTTGGGTTAGAAAGGCAACATCCCCAAGATTAAAATGGGGTGGTAACGGGAGAACAATAATTGATAAGATTAAATCAATTAATTATAACCCTGAGTTGTTCATTTTGGATGAGAATTCTAATATGTCAAAGTATGACATCTATAACACAATCACAGGTGGTAAACGTGAAGTTAAGAAATACCCAAAAGATAGTTTAAAAGGGTGGTCATTATATTCCGAAGCGTTTTTTAAGATTGCTAGTGAGAATGCCGTTAAACAAATAAGTGTTGACGTTTACAATAAATTTGTCGAAGATTATTATGAATACCACAAGAACAGTGGTTTATTTGACCGAGTAATAAAAAAGATGAATGAAGGAATTGAGGGTGTACAAGTGATTGATACATTTATCCCCATGAATGAGTTAGAATTCAAAGTTGATATTATTAGAAACAGTTGGAAAAAATACCATAGATTAAGTGTACTAATTAAATTGAAATGACTATGAAAACTTGGATTAAACAAATTACGGTAGTGTTCTTATTCACACTGATGTCATCATTCAGTAGAGCACAATTCTCACCATTAGGTTATTATGGTTTGAGATTTGGTTGTGGTAATGACGTGGACTTGACCTTTACAGGTTCAATTCTTATGATTGGGGGCGGTGTAACATACCTATACGCTAACCAACTTTATCCTGTTATGTATAATCAACAACAACCGACACAACCACAGATTTATAACTTACAAAGAATTGGTGTAACATTAGTTATAACAGGTGTGGTAGTTTTAGTTGAGGAATCAATTAGACATGGATTACATAAAAGAAGACGATAAATTAATTTAAAATGAAAGATATTATGTTTAGTATTGGAATTGGAATTATGTTAGTAACATATTGTTTGTTAGTTCATAGTGTGGTTAAAAAACCTGACTTGGGTAACAATAATTATAAGTTAAGAGATAAATTATTTGTCTTACTTCTTTGTGAAATGATAATTATTTGTATCTTTAGACTATGAAATATATCGTAAACACAAAAGATAAACAGATTATAATAATTGAGGGTTTTACCAAAGACCTGAAAAGTATTAAAGATATATTCAAAGGGTATCAAATTATTTTTCAACCAATTAAAGATAAAACAGATGGCGGTAATAACAGTAGAAACGATTAAGATTGGTAGAGTTACTTATGAAGTAAAAAGTGGTGATTTTATTACGTATAACGGTGTTAATCATATGTTTGTTGCTGGCGACAAAAGAATCCTTAAAACAGTTGGATGGGTATCATACGATTCTTTGGTAATGCCAAAGTCGTTAGTGAAAAAAATACCTTTTATTCGAATGACTAAAGTAAACGGTCACACAGGAAAATGGTACTTTTAAATAAAAAACCCCTATTGTTTAGGGGTTTTTTTAATATATGAATACTCAATAATTGTGTCATGTGAGATTATTTGTTTCTCAGGATATGGGTCAATATACAATCGTTTATATAATTCCCAATCCTGAGTTGGGCTCACCGCTGGGTCGAATATTACAAAATCAATTTCTTTATCTTTCATGACTAATATTTTTTAATGTTTATACCATTCCTGTAGTTCGGTAGTACTGATTTAAATCACCAACAGTTAATGGTGTGTCAACAGGTTTACCTAATTTTTTGTTAAATACAGGGTTCGCTTTTGCAACTGTTTGTGCGGACATACCATTTGTTTGTAATACATAGTCATTTGGTTTACCTGCGGCTACAGGCCAAAAGTTGAATATGTACAAATCAGTAGGTGTTTTAATTTTACCACTTTTATGTCCCGCCATCCAAAATTCTTTTATGGCCTCCATCTGAGTATCTAAATTAGTTCTAATATCTTCTAATGAGTATTTCTTACCACTTATTGTTTTAGTTGTTCCATTCTTACCATCTGGACAAAATTGAATTAAACCAACACATCCGATACTATTTTTAACCGAAGGATTTAAACCTGATTCGTGTTGCATCAACTTAATAATTGAATTCTCATCAATACCAATCGCACTTGATATTTCACTAAGTTTAGATTTAAAATTTGGATTATTCAATAGTTCTTGACCTTTAGCCGATACATTACCAATACTAACAGGTCCACTTGGAGTACTTGAGGTACTTGACGCACCATCATGTGAACTACCATTATTTGATGATGATGAAGAACCTGAATCTTTATCTCTAATTAATTTTTTAGCGTATTCAATAGCTTGTCTACCAATGTCACCAAGACTAAGTCCACCATCAGAACTACTATCTTGTTCCTTCAAATATTTCTTAACCATTTTGTTTTTTTGCGATTCTGTGATTATAAATTTCATAATTAATCTTTTAATATATAAATAGTTTACTATTCTTAAAGTTTATTATAAGATATTTATAAACAGAATGAAAGTAACTATTATACATAAAAAATCAGGAATTAAAAAAGATGAGGTAGAAGTTTATAATAAATTTATAAAATACCTTCAGAAGGAATTCCCATTAAAACACGATTTAACAATCACTTTCCTTGGTGAAAGAGTTGGTAAAATGACCACAGGTAGTAGACTACCTCATGACATTCGAATATTATCTAAAAATAGGATGAATCGTGACATTTTAAGAACCTTGGCTCACGAATGGGTTCATGAACATCAGATGGACGTTAAGAAACGAGATATGGGTCCTGATATCGGTGGTGAGAATGAAGATGAAGCAAATTCAGAATCAGGAGCCATGATGAAAAAATTTGAACGTGACTTTCCCGATTCTGAATCAATACTTTATAAGTAATTAAATATTATTTGGTCGTACCCAATTATCTTGGTAATCATATGTGTTAGCACAAAATCTAGCGTAATCATTTACTAATGGTTTTCCTGTGTTGTAACAACCACAAACAATTTCCCAATCACCATATTTGTCGTGTAATTTTCGTAACAACTTCATACTAATCTCAATGTTTAATCTAACATCGGTTTTCAACTTATTATTAGGTACACTATGTTTCTGAATTAGTCGAGCCGTTCCTGGCATGATTTGCATTGGTCCTAACGCCCCCACACATGATGTTTGATGTGGGTTATATTTCCAATGAAATGGTCCTTGATAACGAGTTTCCAAAAACGAGATATTGTAAGCAATATGTTTAGGTATTTTATATTTTTTTGAATATTTCTCAATGTTTTCATACATAAACATTGGTGTTGGGGTTATTATATCTGAATGATTCTTTACCAACACAATCTCTTTTTCAAAATCAGATTTTTGGTAGAATGATTGTAAAGACGTGAATAAAATCAACATTGAAACTGTAAATAATGAGACTAGTGTTAAATCTTTAATTTTCATAGGTTTTTTATTTTAAAGTGTTAGTAGAATTGTGTTGTCCCCAAACATTCGCTGCGTAAAGTTTAAAAATAGTTTTACCTATTGAATCTTGGTAGACAGTGTAGTCCCCTGTGTTGTTGTTAATGATGATTAGATGATGACTTTCATCAATTGCCAATGTTACATCTTTCTTTCTAACCCTTTCCATTTCGGTTTTAGGTACAATGGTTTTAGTTGTCAATTTGCGGTACGTATACCCTACAATGAATGACGCAATTACTGATATGATAACAATACCATATACCATGACGTTTTTAAAAAATTGTTTTGTTAATGACATTACTTTTTCAAATTTTTCTTTCATAATCGTTTAGTTTAGATTGTTAATAACTTTTAGTTAAAGTTAATAAAATTTTGGGGATTATTCAATCAAACCCCCATAAAAAAAAAGAACCACCAGTGTTTAATTGGTGGTCTCGTGATTTTCTATTTTTTAGTCTTAATCAATGGAAACAAGTTCTAAATCAAAGATTAATTTTTGTCCTGCCAAAGGATGATTAGCGTCAACTACGATAGTTCCTTCTTTAATTTCGGCAACTTTAACATTAACAGGTCCCATTGGTCCTTCAGCTTGTAACATATCACCAACTGAAACACCTTCAGGTATTTGTTCTCTTGGGACTTCAACAATCATTTCTGAGTTAACGTCACCATATGCGTTTGATGGGTCAATTTCAATTGTTTTTTTATCACCGATAGTCATTTCAATAATACCATCTTCAAATCCTTTAATTAAAAGACCTTGTCCTAATTGAGCTTTTAAAGGTTCTCTTCCTTCAGTTAAAGATGAATCAAAAACAGTCCCATCTTCTAGTCTTCCTGTGTAATTAACTACAACAGTGTCACCATTTTGTACTTTTTTCATAATTTAGTTTTTTAGTAATTATAGTCTATTATTGTTAATAATCAAGTTTAATTCAATACAATTTTATTGGTTTCGTAGTCAAAACGAATATCGTAGGTGTAACTGTACAACCCCAATGTATTAGTATTATTAGTTATATATATCTCCCCACACTCATTTTTGAGTAATGCAACCAAAGACGCTCCAAAGCACCCCATACTTAAAAACGCCTCACCTAATTTTGGTGTTGTTAGTCCTAAATTACCGATTAATCGACCATTATCTATAATGTTTTCTAATCGTTTTTTTAGTAATGAACCACCATCGTGTTGTACGTGTAGACTGAATAATCTATCCCCGTTTTCGTTATATACATTTACAAGTGCTAAAGTTCCCATAGTTCGTTTTTTTCACAAATATACTAAAAAAAGTCTACAGTGGACATAAATTGTGTACTTTCTGATACCACCATATATTTCCACGATTCATTCATTAAATAATTTAATCCATCAGGATAAATTATCTCAAAGTCCTCAAGTTTATTATCTTTGGGAATCATTAATTTACAATCAACCATATAACACTTTTGATACTGAGAAAAATGTACTCGATTAACTATAATATAACACCCGTCCCCATATAGAAGTTCTAAATCTTTTTTGAAAACTTTGTTCAATAAAACTTCTAAAGCTTTTTTCATAATAAAAATATACTATAATTCAGTATAAGGTCAAATTCAGGTTTGGTCAATAATTAATATAAATAACTGTAACAATGAAAATATTCTTATTCATTATCTTATTAATCGTAATTGGATTCCCAATTTATTTTATGGTATTATTGTATAACCATTTTAAGAAATTCATACATATTAAGTTCACAACTACCAAGAAAGTTAAAGGTAAAACCGATAATCCGAGTGTTAATTTAAAATCATTATTATCTCACATGTCAAAACAAAATAAATAACTATGAACATAATTTCAATTGAAACTGAATACCAATGGGTATTAAAAACTTTAAATTCATCATTAACACTTGACCACATTAATGTGAGTGATAGATTATTTGAATCGTATTTAACTAAATGGTCCGATGAGTTATCTGACATTAAATTAATGACTATTAATTCAACATATGAACGACAAAAATCGTTGAGAACTATTGAAATCCAAAAAAATATTAACTAATGTTATTAAAACGTTAATTTTTTAAAAAAATAGATATATTTATTAATACTATCACACTCATCAGAGTGCCTATATATAATGGGGGTTTGTAATTTATTTACTAACCCCTTTTTTTATTGATAGATAATTACTATATTTGTTCTATGAAGATAATAAACGAATATTTGATATTAAACCCGATTACGGGTAAAGTTAAAAAATACATTGAACTTGAAGGTGAAATGTTTTTTAAACTTAAAGGTCATGAAGAAAATAGATACGATTGGGTAAAACCTGAAGTATTTTATGAATTATATGAAGAATCTAAAAAAACTTTTGAAGGATGGTAAGAGATGAAAAAATAACCATATTTGAAAAAATCCGTTTATGGTGGAGATTTGATGGTAAATATTGCCACAAAAACTTTATTGAAGGTGTTAAAAACCTATGGAAATGGTTTCCTGTAATATGGAAAGACCGTGATTGGGATTCATTTTTCATTTATGAAGTTATTAGAGTTAAATTGAACAACCAAGCTGAATATATCGGTGGGAAAAATAGACACACTAATGCTAAACGTGATGCCGAATTAATGAGATTAACTTCACGTTTAATCCAACGTTGTCAAGATGACCACTACAATATGGAATATATGGATTATCACGAATCTAACATTCTTTGGTTGGATGTTACAGATGTAGATAATATCCCTGAAAAATATAAAGATTCCAAAAGATTGGAGATTGAAGAAATTAGTGAGAATTTTGATGAATACTTCAAAAAATACCCACGTCAATACAAACGTGTGATGTCAGGTGAGGTTAACCGATTCAGTCGACCTGTAGAAGAAAAAGATAAAAACCTAATTGCAATGGAAATTGCTCACGAAAATCAAGATAGATGTCGTAAATTAGTATTCAAAATAATGTCAAATCGTGTCGAGGGATGGTGGGATTGACGATTAACACCCCCAATGGTGTGGGTGAATTAGAAAAAATATATTTAAGTGAACTAGGTTATCTGATGGTTAAATTAAAAAACGGAGATAAAACTTTTACCTCATATAATCTTGGTAAACCAAAAGATGAATTATCAATTGATGATTTAATAAAACATTTAACCCAAAATAATAAATTTTAATTATATTTGTAAAAAACTTTTAAAATGGGAAAATACACAGTAACATTAATCAGTGATACACACAACAAACATAAACATGTTCACAACAACTCTTTGGGTGACTTACCTGGGGGAAATATCTTAATCCACGCAGGTGACATATCATCTATGGGTTACGAACACGAAATAAATGAATTCGCTAAATGGTACGATGGTCTTAACTATGACCACAAAATATTCATCGCGGGTAATCACGATTGGGGATTCCAAAATAACGCTGAAAAAGTTAAAGGTAACTTAACAGGATACAAAAGTATTGATTACATCCAAGATGAATTGTTAACTATCCAAGATGGTGACAAACCTGAAGTTAAAATATGGGGTTCTCCTTGGCAACCTGAATTCTACAATTGGGCGTTCAACTTACCAAAAAATGGTGATGAGTTAAAAGCGAAATGGGATATGATTCCTGAAGATATTGATATCTTAATCACTCACGGGCCAGCATGGGGATTCTTAGATGATGTTGATGGTCGCCGAGGAGACCACTTAGGTTGTGAATTACTTGCTGAGAAAATCAAACAAATCAAACCAAAGATTCACGTATGTGGTCACATCCACACAGGACACGGTCACTACTTCGATGGACACACTCACTTCTTCAATGCGTCATTATTGAATGAACAATACTTATACTCTCAAACACCATGGAAATTCGAATGGGATTCTGTAACAAATGAAATCACATTCTTATAAAAACAAAAAACCCCTCAAACGAGGGGTTTTGTTTTATTGGGTTAATAATTTGTAATATTCTTTAAAGTGTTTTAATCTATCCTCAAGACCGTTAGTTCCACCGTTAACTCTTTTTGTTACTAAAGCAACTGTTTTATCGTCAGCACCTTTATCACAAACACTCCATAAAGTGTTAGCATCAAAGAAATAAGCTGCAGATGCTAATGGGTATTTAGTTGAAACCAAATCAGGATTAGAAACACAATCCTCACCAATGAACTTAGTGAAGTTTACATAGTTAGATTTACCTGTTAATTGGATGAACCCTCGTCCACGGAATTTAAACCCTTCCTTGGTCGTTTCATCACCATTACCCATTCTTCCACCATAAACTCTTGAAGCTATCTTTTCAGGTTGTTTTGCGTACGATTCTGAAAGATTTCCTGGAAAATACTTTCCGAACACTTTTTTAAGACCATCTGACGAGTAATGTAAATTTTCAACTGTTACTCTAAAACCACCACTTTCATGTGAACATTGTGATAAGAAATGAGCTAATCTTAAATTTGTTGTAATACGAAACTTTTTTGCGGTTTCATCAATTTGAGATAAAACAGTGTCAGGTATATGACCACGTAATTTATCAATGTTTAACCCACTTGTTGTTGGGGTAATAACAACATCTTCTTTAACTATAGATTTTGTATCACCAAATAATTTACTCCACGATTGTTGACCGATAATACCATCGGAAGTCAAACCATTATTAGTTTGCCATGATTTAACCGCTTTTTCAGTGCCAGGACCAAATACACCATCAGGTGTTAATCCCAATTTAGATTGTAACGTTTTTACATCTTCCCCTGTTGAACCAATTTTTAACATAATATTCAAATTTTATATTGATAAATATTAGACATTGGTTTATAATTTGAATAAATAACGACATTCCGAAAATAAATAATTTAGTTTTTTTCGTTTAAGACCCCCTTGTTAAAACTTGGGGGTTTTTTGGTTTATTAGAATATTTATTAAGCATGAATAAATTATCTAGAATTTCGTTAACCATTGGTGTAGTTGGGTTATTATCTTTTTTCTTAATGCACGTATTAATTTACACAGAATTAATCTTAGTCACTGAGAATATAATCCATTTTAGTTTTTACACAAAAGGTTTAATCGTATTAAGTTTAATGGTCTTCATTAATGAATATTTGAAAAAAAACAAACAAATTGATACTGAATCAAAATATAGTGTAAAATTAACTGAAGTATTAATTTCTCAATCACATAATACTTTGTTTTATGAAGGTAACACTTCTGAAGGTGCTAAAGTTTTAACTAAAGAAGTATCTGAAACAATGAATACGGATAGATGTTCTATATGGTTATATAATCACGATAAAACTTCAATTATATGTGAACAACTATATGTTAAATCAGAAGACACTTGGTACCAAGACATTAAACTAAACAAGAAAGATTTCAAACCATATTTTTTAGCTCTTTTAATTAACCCTGTAATTGTTGCCAATGATGCCAAAACACATACCGCAACTTCTTGTTTTACTGAAACATATCTAAAACCTCTTGGTATAAAATCTATGTTGGATGTTCCAATTATTTTTAAGGGGGAAGTCATTGGTGTTATATGTATTGAAAGTTTAACTCCTCGTGAGTGGAAAAAATCTGAACTAGAGTTTTCTCAATTATTATCGTCTACTTACTCATTCTCATGTTGGGTTAAAGAAAGTAATGATTTAACGAGAAGAAATATAGAAACTGAAAAATTCATAAATGAAGCGGCGATTGTTTCAATTACTGACAACAAAGGAAAAATAACTCACGTAAACTCTAAATTTGAAGAGGTATCGGGTTGGAAATTAAAAGATGTGAAGGGTAAAGACCATAGTATCGTTAATTCCGATTCACAACCTGACGGATATTGGGGTAAGATGTATGACAAAGTATTAAAAGGTAAAATATGGAATGATGTTGTTACTAATAAAACAAAAACAGGTGAACTGTATTATGTTGACACATACATCAAAGCATTATTTGACAAAGAACAAAAATTAGAAGGTTTTTCATCAATTAGACAAGATGTTACCGAACTGAAAAAAAAGGAACTTGAAATTCGTAATAGAATGAACGCAATTAATAAATCTAATGCAGTGATTGAGTTTGATTTAGATGGAAATATTCTTTTTGCTAATGAATTGTTTTTAAATACTATGGGTTATTCATCACAGGATGAAATAGTCGGAAAACACCATAGTATGTTTATCTCAGATGATGACTTAAATAGTGATGAGTATCGTGTTTTTTGGGAAAAATTAAAAGAAGGTATATTATTCTCAGGGGAAATTAATAGAACTAAAAAAGATGGGACCTTAGTGTATTTGCAGGCGACTTATAATCCAATTGTTGGTATAGATGGTAAAATTTATCGTGTTATGAAAATAGCCACAGATATTACCAACTCTCACGAACAAAAGAAAGAAATTGAAAAGAAAAACACGTATTTAGAACACGCGGCAAAGATATTAAGACACGATATGCACTCAGGGATTAATACTTACATCCCAAGAGGTGTTAACTCATTAGAAAGAAGATTAACTCAAGAAGATATTACTAATCTTAAAATCGAAGCCCCACTTAAAATGATTAAGGAAGGTCTTAAACACTCACAAAAAGTTTATAAAGGAGTTTACGAATTTACCAATCTTGTAAAGAAAGATGTTGTATTAAACAAAACCGAATGTGATTTAAAAATGATTCTAACTGACTACTTATTATCAACGGCATATATTAGTCAAGTTATTATTGACGAATTACCAACTATTGAGGTAAACGAACCTCTATTCTGTACCGCAGTTGACAACTTGATTAGAAATGGTTTAAAGTATAATGATTCGGACACTAAATTTGTTAAAATTTATTTTGAAGGTGATACTCTGAATATACAAGATAATGGTCGAGGGATTAACCAAAAAGATTTTGATGAGTTATCAAAACCTTACACTAGAAAAGAAGGTCAAAAAGAATCAGGAACTGGTTTGGGTCTAAATATTTGTGTGGCGATTTTGGAAGAACATGGATTTAGTATTACCTGTGAGAAAAATGAAACAGGTACAAAAATGAAAATAAAAATAAAATAATATAAAAAACGAAAAAAAAATGATTGATTCAATTTTATTAGTGGATGATGAGGATTTATTCCATTTAGTATTTGAAGATGCGTGTTCATTACTTGACATAAGTTTATCTTTAAACGCATTAAATAGTTCTGATGAAGCCGCAAAACTATTTGAAAAATGGTTCCAAGAAGGGGACAATTATGATAAACCAGAATGTGTATTTGTTGATTTAAACATTATTGGTAGTTCTTTTGATGGTATTGAGTTAATCAGAAAAATAAATTTTGAGTTTGGTAATCACGTTGTAATTGGGATTATATCATCTTCAAACGAAGCCGAAGAACAAGCAAAAGCGGTTCAAGCGGGTGCACAATTTTGGATTATTAAATCTGATGACATTGAACCTCGTTTAGAAGAGTTCAGAAAAGATTATGAAGGTTATAAAAACAGAACATTACCATTTAAAGTTTACAAATGATTAAAATAGATAGTAATACTAAAAAATTATTGATGGACCTATACGTTACCAAACGTGTGGGTCTTGAAGGTAACATTACTAAACTTATTGATAGTGAAGATGACGATGACTTTAAAAATTATCTAAAGGAATGTGAAACCAAAGACAGTGATAAAAGAAAAAAACGTCTTGAAATCACCAAAAAAATTCAATCTCAAAATAAAGAATTAAGTGATTTAAATGATGAGAATAGTCGAATTTTAAGCGAATTAAATCAAACATTAGATGAAGTTGGTCAAGATAAATTAACCTACGAAGTTCAAAATCGAGAACTTAATGAGTGGAAATTAGAAAATATCCGTTTAACTGAGGAATTAAAACATGAAATGGTTAAATCTGAACAGGCCAGACTGACCGCAGAAACCGCTAAAGAAAATGCTGAAAATGACTTAGATTTTATCCAAAAAAGAAATCAAACGGAATTAATCTCAATTATTGTTAAGGTTGCTTTATGGATGATAATTGGTGTTGGTTTAGTAACAACCTTAGTTTATATCATAACCCTTACTATGGGTAAAGACACACAAGTTATTAGTGCCGCTTGGGCAAATATGTTTGGAATCTTACTTACAAACGCGTTCTCAATTGTTGGAACCATTATGGGTATTAAGTATGCGTCAAAAGACAACGGTTAAACTTTACGTTTAGGTGCTCTCTTCTCATTCTTATATTTGATTTCAACTTCATATGGATTAACCATACTTCGTTTACTATCATATTTAAAGATTGTGATTGAATCGTCGTCTTCAAACACTCTTTCCCACTTTTTATGTTCTATTTCTACTTTTTTCTTTATCATACTACAAATTTACAAATATTTTTAATATAATTATATACTGACACAAAAAAAAAATAACCTGACATTTTGTCATACTTTGACAGATGGTATGATTTTAATAGTGTTTTTGTAAATTAAAATAAAAATTAAAAAAATTATGAGTAAAATTATTGGTATTGATTTAGGAACCACAAATTCATGTGTGGCGGTTATGGAAAATGGGGAACCTGTGGTAATCCCTAACAGTGAAGGTAAAAGAACAACACCTTCAGTTGTTGGATATATTAACGAATCTGAAAGAAAGGTAGGTGACCCCGCAAAAAGACAATCTGTAACTAACCCCACTAAAACGGTATATTCTATTAAACGATTTATGGGTACTACATTTGACGAATCTAAGTCAGAAATAGGGAAAGTACCATATGAAGTGATAAAAGGTAAGAATAACTCACCTAGAGTGAAAATTGAGAGTAAAGATTATTCTCCACAGGAGATTTCCGCAACTATTCTACAAAAAATGAAAAAAACTGCCGAAGATTACTTGGGAACAACAGTTACTGAAGCGGTTATTACAGTTCCCGCTCATTTTAACGACGCTCAACGTCAGGCAACCAAAGAAGCTGGCGAAATTGCGGGTTTAACTGTAAGACGTATCATCAACGAACCAACCGCGGCAGCATTGGCTTACGGTCTTGATAAGAAAAACCAAGATATGTTAGTTGTAGTATTCGATTGCGGTGGTGGAACCCATGATGTTTCAATTCTTGAGTTAGGTGATGGTGTATTTGAAGTATTATCTACAGATGGTGACACACATTTAGGTGGGGATGACTTTGACCAAACAATTATCAACTTTTTAATTGATGAGTTTAAGAAAGAGAACGGTGTTGACCCAAGTAAAGACCCAATGGCTCTTCAGAGATTAAAAGAGGCGGCTGAGAAAGCGAAAATTGAGTTGTCATCATCATCATCAACTGAAATTAACTTACCATACTTAATCCCTGTTGATGGAATTCCAAAACATTTAGTGGTTTCTTTAACAAAATCTAAATTTGAACAACTTGTTGATAATTTAGTTAAGAGAACAATTGAACCGTGTAAAAATGCGTTAAAAAACGCTGGTATTAAAATAACTGACATTGATGAAATTATTTTAGTTGGTGGTACAACAAGAATTCCCGCTATTCAGGATGCAGTTAAGAGTTTCTTCGGTAAAGAACCTTCAAAAGGGGTAAATCCTGATGAGGTAGTTGCGTTAGGTGCCGCTATCCAAGGTGGTGTGTTAGCTGGTGACGTTAAAGACGTACTTTTATTAGATGTTACCCCATTATCATTAGGTATTGAAACTATGGGTGGTATATTCACTAAATTAATAGAGTCAAACACAACAATTCCAACTAAAAAGTCACAAGTATTCTCAACGGCAGTTGATAATCAACCAAGTGTTGATATCCATGTACTACAAGGTGAGAGAGCCATGGCTAGCGACAATAAAACCATTGGTAAATTCCAATTAACTGATGTCCCACCATCACAAAGAGGGGTCCCACAGATAGAAGTGACCTTTGACATAGATGCTAACGGTATCATTAACGTATCAGCATTGGATAAAGGAACTAACAAAGTACAATCAATTAAAATTGAAGCGTCTTCAGGTTTATCTAAAGAAGAAATTGAAAGAATGAAGGCCGACGCTGAATTAAACGCCGAGTCTGACCAAAAAGCAAGAGAAGAGGTTGAATTAATCAATAAGGCTGACACGACAATCTTCCAATCAGAAAAGTCATTAAAAGATTTAGATGATAAAATTTCTGAAGACGATAAAAAAGATATTAATGAACTTATTACTAGTTTGAAGGAGTCAGTTGAGAAAAAAGAAATAACTATTTTAGATTCTAAGATTGAATCTATTAATACTAAGTTCCAATCAATCAGTGAGAACCTTTATAATAAATCTAATCAAGAACCTACTAATGAATCATATGACACAAACGATGTTTCTGATGTAGAATTTGAAGAAGTGAAATAGATAACCTTAATTTAATATAAAATTAAAATCCCATTCTTTTAAGTTTGGGATTTTTTTATTATATTTGTAGGACAAGTTAAATCACACATTATGAAAGTTAGTTTTGATTACGACGGTACCTTATCGTTACCTCATGTCGAGGAATTCGCAAAAGAACTAGTCGAACAAGGGTATGAGGTATGGGTTGTTACTTCAAGAGTAAGTGAAGATGAGTCTATACTCCATCCTTGGACAAAACCTGATTGGAATAAAGATTTGTGGGAAAGTTGTGAAAGGATTGGTATTCCAAATAGTAGAGTTAAGTTTACCGCACATAAAGATAAGATTACGTTTTTAGAAGGTATGGGGTTCGTATTCCACTTGGATGATGACTTACACGAATTAATATCAATTATGGAATCTAAAGATAGTTGTCAACCATTAAACGTTGGCCATTTTGATTGGCAAAAAAATTGTTTAGAAGTTTTAAATAAATAAAATATGATAAATTAATACAAAGTATAAAACACACAAAACCTAAAATTTAAAATTATGAAAAAGTTTGAAAAAGTAATGTCAGTGATTAATAAATACTCATTATTAGTTGGTGGTATATCATCGTTTTATAACTCGTATTTCAGTACTAAAAGTACGTGGGAAATGGTTGCTTGGGCTTGTGCTGCTTTGTTCGCATTGAGCGGTTTTGCCCAAATTGTTGAATTAGAAAGAAAAATCAAAGATAAAGATTTTGAATAGTTGATAATTTTAGAAAACGTTATCTCCGTGGTTATGGTAATTTAAGATTTTTTTGTATCTTTGATATATGAAAACAACTGTACCATACGAAATGACATCTAACGCGATTAAAGGTTATGATGAATCAACAATCGCTAAAGCGGAGAGAAATGATTGTGTTGTAAGAGCATTCGCATCAGCGTTTGACATACCTTATGACAAGGCTTGGGGGATAATCTCTGAGAAATTTGATAGAAAACCAAGACAAGGGACTTATAGTACGTACTCAACATTAAATAAATTGTCTGAGGTTCGTTATACTTGTAATTACAAGAAAATTAAACCAATTGGTAAAACTCGCGGAGACTTACGTTACGATGTTAAAGTGAAGGGTGAGGTAGTTAAAAGAAAAATGACTGTTGGGACATTCATTAAGAAAAACCCTGAAGGAACATTCTTCATCTTAGTTAGAGGTCACGCGTTCACAATTAAGAATGGTGTGGTTATAGGTAATTACGAAGACTCAATAAAATTGAAAAAAGAAATTTATTTCGCATACCAAATTATATAACTTATGAAAGTAATATTTTTAGATAACGATGGTGTTATGTGTTTATCTACCGAGTGGGGTGGACGCATGAAAAAGATTAAAAAATGGAAGTTAAACAATCCTGAAAGTCAGGGTTATGTTAACGACCCAAAAATTCCCGCACATATCAAGATGGATAACTTCAACTCCAAAGCGGTTAAAGTTCTAAATGAAATATTGGAATTAACTGATGCTGAGATTGTTGTATCCTCAGATTGGAAACTACATTGTACCTTGGTAGACTTACAACATATGTTTAAAGAATACGGTGTGATTAAGTCACCTATTGATGTTACACCTGACACCGTACTTAAACGCATGTCTGATTTAGAAGGTAACAGAGTGTCAGAAATCAATACTTGGTTAAATAACCACCCTGAAGTAACACATTGGGTAGCTATTGATGATTTGGATTTAAGTAAATTACCTAACTTCGTTCATACTAAAAAAATGAAAGAAGGGATTAAACAATCAGGTATCAAAGAAAAAATACTTAAATTTTTACTATAACACATTTTAATGTATTTATAGTAAAAACATTTTATGAGCAAAGTAATAAGATTAACCGAGTCCGATTTGGTTAGACTAGTTAAAAAAGTTATATCCGAACAACCCAAAATTAGTAATCCCAAAATTAGTAATGATTGGATGACCAATTTGAAAAATTCTGGTAAAAATCAAAGTGTATGTCCCATAGGGTTTAGACAAATGACACAACAAGAAATAAGTTCTTACTCTAAAAAATTGGTTAAACCTTGGTCTAATACAACTGACGGGACGGGTGACTATATATATAAAAACGCGAATACTATATGTAAAAGTACAGCACCTAAAGGTGAAGCTAAAAAGCTTCCAAATCCCTTTCAAGGTTTAACATTGGAACAAGTTGCGAATGGATTTAGAGATGCTATGAGTGGTGTTGGTGGAAGCATTGCACAAATTGTTATATCACTCTTTGGTGGTCACGTAATAAATATGGTTGCTTGGGGATTATTAGTTGCTTATGATATTTATTCTTGGGTACAAAAAGGGGTCGTTAATTGGTTTAACCTTCTTAACGATTTAATTTGGTTATTGTTGGCAGGTGTTGGTGGTAAAATAATGGGGGCTCTTAAACCTATATTGAAAGGTGAAACTAAATTAATAAACATCTTCACAAAAGCGTCTAAAACAACTTGGTGGAGTCATCTTAAACTGTTTTTAACCAAAATTAGTAGTTACGGTTCTAAAGTAATATTGCAAATTAGACAAGCGATAAGTGCGATAATAAATAAAGTTCCTACATTAAAAAGTCTGTTAAACCCATTATTGGGGATAATTAATCGTGTTGGTGGTGTTTTAACCAGAATTGAACAAACTTTTGTGGAATTTAGTAAAATTAAACCTGTTATGAAAGTTGCTAAAGTGGTTAAACCTATGGTTAAACCTGTTACGACAGTTGCTAAAGTGCTTAAACCTATGGTTAAACCTGTTGTAAAAGTTGCCAAAGAATACGTCAAAGGAGATATTCAAAGTAGGGTGGTAAATACTGGATTAAATGCTGGATTTGGTAAAACATAGTAAAAACCCCCAATCACTTGGGGGGTTTTAGTTTAAGAAGGTGTGTTATCACTCTTTTCTTTTTGGATTTTGTGAATCATCCAACCAGCAACCGCAAACTCAGCCGCCGCCCATAATAAGAATTCACCCATTGACAAATTTATATGTTTTTCTAATAAAAAGAAAATCATACCCCATTGTGCAATCACAAACGCTATTCCTGACTCAATCCTTTTTTTTGAAAAGTATGATTTTTTTGTTGAATAGATGTTTATGATTTCTGTAAAGAACCATTTAATTTTTTCCATAACGTTTTTATTGATAAATATCTCGCATAAAAAAAGGGGATGGTAGCGAAACCTCCCCTTAGTTTGTTACCATAACAGTAACGGTCCTAAACGTCCTCAGTAAAGAGGGTTATTTTTCTTTTACTAATTGTAAACATCTCTTTAAATATTCTTTAGCTCTTGACGACGGGTCTGCGTGTGCTAATACTTTCTCAATATCTTTAACTAATTCTTCACCATGTTGGTTTTCTTTATAAAGTTCGATAACTTTATCCATAGCACTGTGACAATTACTAGTTGTTTCATCCATATAGTTTTTACCACGGAATGTGTTTAAGTGATTCATTAAATCATAAGATAAGTGTTCACCTGAATCACTAACATCAGGATGTAACCTTAAAGTTCTTAATATGTCCAAGGCATCAACCATACCACTAATTCCACCACTTCTTTTATAAAGTTTTGAAGTGTAATTTTTAAATCCATCATTTAATCCAACGATTTCATCCAAGTTAACCGTATTAGTTGTTAAACATCTTTTTTGTTCTTCTTTAGGTTCTTGTGTTGACTCTTGCTCAAGAAGATGTTGACGTATCGCGGTACGAAGTTTATTTTCGTTAATTATATATTTTTTCATACTTTTGCTTATTTATAATAATAAATATTAGTATAAATCAAAATAACTCAACAATTAATTTATATTAAATTTCGTAATTATTTATTACATAAAAGTTAAATTAACACATATGGATGATTATGAGCAGAATCAAAACATGGAAACAAATATTTTTAGGAAACCTTTCAATAAAGTTCCTTATGTTGGCAATGTTCTTCAATCCATTTGGTTTCGACATTGTACAATACTATCTGATAGTCTTAACAGGAAGTTTATTCTACGCAAACTTCGTTTTGTATTGTATATCGGGACTATTTTTTGGATTGTATTTCTACTTTCGAAAATTTTCTAAATAAATTAGTCTTCATCTTCATCGTCAGGGATAATTTCATCAGACGGTAACATTAATATCATCCACATATCGAATATCATATAGTAAACCCACCAAGTTAATACTGACGATGGGTAATCTGTGGGATAAAAGATAGTTAACCACGATAACATTATAAATTTAAACATTACTATTATTCTTGCAACAAGTAGTACTGAACTTAACAATCTTCGGAACATTTTCATAATTTTACTTCAAAACGGTTTTTCATTAATTCAATTTTGTCTTCAGGTACTTCGTGTTGATTAACACCCCCGTGACGATTTTCAACAATAAGTGTGAAAACTTTAAATCCGTATTCTTTCGCCATTTCGACATACGGTTCCATTTCCCACTCTTGTGTGAATGTGTTGGACACTGCAATTCTTAAATCCCCAATTTTGTTATCAGAGTTCTTCATTGAGATTCTAACTTGGTCTTGACACCAAGCGTGTGCTTGTTTTAATTTGGTAACATCAAATTTATATTCCTTACCAACCATAAAGTACATATCAGCTTCAAAATGAACCGCACCAATAGACTTTGCCAATGTGGTTTTACCCGCACCTGGTATACCCCTAAGAATATATAACGTTTTTTCTTTCATATCTCAAATATAGTGATATTTATTAAAATAAAAAAGATATTTATGAATATTAAAACAATAATTCATGAGATACTATTAGAAGCTAAAAAAAAGGATGATAGATGTACAAGATTGGCAAAACAAAAGTACGATGTTTGGCCATCGGCATACGCCTCAGGTGCGGTAGTTAAATGTCGACAAGGTAAAATTTGGAAAGAGGAAACCGAAATTGATGAAGGAACTAAAACTGATTACTCAAAAGAAAATAAATCAGGATTACACGGATGGTTTTCAAGACAAGGAGGTAAAGGCAAATCACAAGGATGGGTTGATTGTAATACCTGTCGTACCGACTCTAACGGTAAAAAAACGTGTAAATCATGTGGTAGAAGTGACGGTGAGGATAGAGCAAAATATCCTGCTTGTAGACCAACACCATCCGCATGTGGGACAAAAGGTAAAGGTAAAAAATGGGGTAAAAAGACACCAATGAAGTTAACTGAAAATATTAAAATATCAAACGAATTAAAATATCATTTAGATAATAACATATCATTATCTGATAATGTATTTAGAGTTTATTCTGAAAATTATTTTAGAATAATTAATGAAGTTAGAAGACTATATAATGAAAATTTAATATCATTAAATGATGAAGACAGTTGGATTGTTGAATCTGACTTAGGAAAAAAAGTAATCCTTGAAAGTGGTGAAGAAATTTATTTGGACGCTCCAATGTATGAAGAGGATTTGGAGGAATTAATTAGTGAGGCATTACACCGTGGTAAAAATGTTAAATTAGGTAGTCCATTTAGAACACCAGGTGGACCAAAAAAATTCGCAGTTTATGTTAAAACTCCTAAAGGTACCGTAAAAAAGGTTACATTTGGTGACCCCAATTTAAGAGTTAAAAATGGTAATAAAGATAGAGCCAAATCATTTAGAGCGAGACATAATTGTGACCAAAAGAAAGATAGAACTATGGCAGGATATTGGAGTTGTAATGTCGGGAGATACGCAAAAAAATTGGGACTAAAATCATCAAGAAATTGGTAATATGAACGAAAGAGAATTAAAAGTTAAAACAAATTTTGAAAAGTTTATTCAAGTAACACTAATACGGTTAAAAAAACAGTATGATATAACTTTTGAGAAAACTCCTGAAGTTGAGTTAGTTTCATTAAAATACAATATCTACAATAGTAAAGATACTTTTGAGGTATATATTAACACATTTAATAGTGAAGGTGGTCTAAATGAAAAATTTGGCTCAATATTACGTGAAACCTGTAGATTTGTACAATTGTTCAACGAGTATAATACTCAATTATTTTTTAATACCATTGTTCCTGAAATATTTGATTCTTTAGTATCATCCGCTGAAAAATTTAAAACTGAGTTGCAAGAATATTTGTCGGGTTATGATTCGGAAGAATCTAAATTTGTGGTTGAATACGTTAAACCCGAAAACACAAATTGGAGTAGGGGTGAGGATATTTCAGTAAGAGTAATTATTACTCTATATATTAAAGACCCTAACGACGATGATTTAAGAGATGCCGCAGAAAAAACACTTAATAGAGTGTTAACTCGTATGATTCAAAATAGTGATTTTGTTGCGTATTCATTATACACTGATGTTGAGGAAATGGATAATAACATTAATGAAATTGCTCAAATATCTACTGAGTTATCTGAGAACAAAGTAAAAAATTTTTTTACCAAACATAGTTCATCAATTAAAAAAACATTCTTAGAAGAATTGAAAAATTCAGGTGATGATGCTAAAAGTGCGTATTCTAATTTAACGAAATTAGTTAATAGTGATGAACCAATTAGTAAAGAAGAACGTGAAAAAATTGGTAACGAACTTAAAGGTGTTTTTAAAAGAACCATGGTAAAAGTTGGTATGGCTGGAATATTCTTATTACCTGGAGGAACTGTGTTTTTATTTCTTTTAAAGTTATTTAAAAACAAAAAATCTAAAACCGAGGAATTACCGTTTGACGAAATTAAAGAGGGTGATAATAAAGTACGAGTTTTTAGTGAACAAACTAACTCAGACGAGTTTAAATGGCATAGAGATAGAGAAGACCGATTAATTACAATTATTGAAGGTAATGGTTGGGGAATCCAAATAGATAATGAATTACCTAAACAACTTGAAGTTGGTAAACAATACATCATCCCTGAAGGTGTATACCACAGAGTAATTAAAGGTGATGGGAATCTAAAAGTTTCTATTCAATTTATATAGAATCTTCAGTTTCTAATTTATTTAATTCAATCATATCATTAATTCGTTTGATTGACTTATCCTTCAACGGTAACGGAGCACCATCTTCATCAATATAAACAAATTTAGTATGTGTTTTTAAGACTATAAATTGTTTACCAGTCCTAACATTGTGAGCTCGAGCTTCAATATATAATGTTACTGAGGTTGTTCCGATAGCTGACGGCCACCCAAAAATCTTTAATAATTGACCCTCCTTTGAGGGTTTTTCAAAAACACATTTATCAATCGACACTGTAACCATTCTTGGTGTATCACACAATTGCATTGCGTAAGCAACGGCTGATGCGTCTAACCAAGCAAGTAATTTCCCCCCGAATAGATTTCCGTGAAAACCTAGGTCTGACTTTTTTATTGGGTGAGTATTTAGTAATTCCATGTCAATATTTTTAAACATTTAATGTATTTTTTTGTACCTTTATCTATAATTTTATTTTTCAAAATATTTATTAAGTTCACAAATGAAAAATAAAATATATTTATAAGTATATAAAGAGTTAAAATGTCACAAGAAGACCAATACAATATAAGTTTTATAAGTCGAATATTAAAGAATAATACCTTTGGATATGACGGACTTACTTTTGATGATTCATATTCCACTAAAAAAATGGAGGGACACATTAATTATGTTGTTGATGAGATTATTGACATTAAAAACAAGATAGTTGTTGGTGATTGGATGCCCGTAATCTATCTGAATATTTCAATTGTTGGTGGTGATGTTGATTATTTAAGTCGGTTAAAACAAATTAAAACTATATTGGATTATGACCAATTTAACAACATTATACGACTTTTTTCAAGACAAATGATTAATGTTATCAAACATGATATTGAAGGAGTTTTAAAAAGTAGAATTGGATTTGATGGAATTGTTAATATTGAAAACATTGATGTGGTTACTGATGAAGTTAATAATTTATTAGAAGGTAAAATGAATAGACACGCAATTAGAACAATTGTAAAAGATATTGTTAAAGTATTAAAAACCAAAGGTGATGGGGAATATGCCTTACCTGAAGACATTAGTGATGATATGACATATGAATTCATTAATGGTCCTAAAAATATTACAGTTGAACTTGTGATTAGACCTAATGAAGATGTGAAAACATTTTTAGTTAATGGTAATTATGTTAAACACGAAGACACCATTGAAGTTCTTATTGTGTATAACCCTAATGGGGACATTAAAAAAATGATGTATGATATTATTGGTGAGTTAAATGATTTAATTGCCCATGAATTAGAACATTACAATCAATATACTACAGGTGAATATGATTTTGAAGATGATGAAAAAAGTGAGGAATCATTACATTATTATACAAAACCATATGAAATAAAGGCCCAAGTTAAAGGTTTTAAAAGATTATCTAAAGTAAGACGAATTCCGTTGGAATCTGTAATTAGAAATTGGTTCGAAACCCATCCTGATATTCACACACTAAATCAAAGAGACCAAGAAACAGTAATCAACACATTATTACAAAACGTGTAACTATTTCAATTTATCCATTAATTTTTTAATAAAAACACTTAAAGTTTTAGTAGACAACGTAATAAACTTTGACATCCCTAACGACGCGATAAATAATTTAATGTCATCATGACTAACACTACCCGATTGTATAAAGTGAATAATTGGTCCTAATGAAGGTATCATAAACGCGTATGATAACATAGTCATAATACTACCAACATTAACGTCAATTGATTTTAAGAATGATGTAAATGTTGTTTTTAAGTCTTTAGCTTTTCCCAACGTAGTTTTAAATTCTTTAGTTAAACCATTCTCCTTAATCTTATTAATAACGTCAAAAATTAAATCTTTACCATTCATAAAAATAGTACCAAGAACACCTAATAAAATTAGACTTGTATCGGTTTCACTTAAATTAGGATACTGACCAGATAAGAAACTATTAACAGGTCCCATGAAACCACCAATACCCGCTCCCCAAGTTATTAGGAAACCAAGATTATTAGAAAATTCATCAGACGAAAATTGTGCTATTTTTTTAAATAACGACACATTTTCTGTTACATTATCATTTACCTCATCATTCAATGATTCAATGATAAGTCGTCTTTTTTGTTGTTCAGTGATTAAAATCGTAGTCTTCATATACAATATAAATATATCACGCATATTTATTGTTATAAATATTTTGAAATTATGTTAAACCCAAAATTAAAACCAGGAGATAGAGTTAGATTATTATATATGGATGGTGAATCTCTTACACCAAATACTTGGGGTACAGTTAAATCGGTATATAATGTTTTTGGTTCTGACGATTATTCAGTTGTTTGGGATGACGGTGATAAAGATAATGTTGGGGAAAAAATCAGTCAATTAAATTTAATATCTGAAACTGACGCATGGGATTTTGGTGGTAGAGAAGAAAAACCTATTGAAGAGAAATGGTCTAAAAAATATAAAAAGAGTATAGATTGTAAAAACCCAAAAGGTTTTTCACAAAAAGCACATTGTCAGGGTAGAAATAAAATTACCGAAAATAATGATATGG